CCATGTTAGGGTATCGATCTCGGAGCGGATCCAAGGCATTTACTGCCAGTGATTTTAAATTAGTAGCAATTTCATCAACGCCTAGATTACCCTGAGAGCTAAGAAAATTTTGCAGTCCAACTTCTTTAACTCGACTAGATAAATCTCCTACATTAAAATGTTTGCTTAGCTGTGCAACTGCTGGTATGTCTGTCCAGTTAGCAAATTCATTTACAACTGCAGTGCTGCCCAGTATCTGTTTAGGTATATTTAAATCAAAGTTAGTAATGTTGCCATCAGTAAAGGATTTTATTAAATTTTTACCTTGGTCAATTAAATTGCCAGGTAACAGATCTCCTAGACTTCCACCAGATCCAAAAATATTACCAAATCCTGATCCTGTTCCTGATGCAACAAAACCTGACCCACCCAGTAATATTGCACCACCGCCCAGACTGTTTTCGCCAGCTGCACTAGGCAACTTGCCCAGGAACCCTAGAATTCCACTGCCACCACTGTTACTACCTCCGCCACCAAAACCACCAAAGATACTGGACAATCCTTTGCCTATGGCATTTTGTGGATTAGAAGTCTTGGTTGGTAATGGAACTAATCCAGTTTGATTAAACGCACTGGTTGAATTGCCATAGATGTCGCTGAGTATGCCATTGCCTAGACCAGTCGAAGTAGCTGGTGTTGCATTTGCTGTACCAGAATTAATGTTTACTGTAGATGCATCAAGATCAAAGTCGCCGGTAATTTCATGTTCCTCATTGCCACTAACTCTATAGTTTAGATCGCCGCCTATGCTGTTGTTAAAATAATTGCCAGTTGTAATGTTGAGATCCTGTTGAGCTTCTATGTTAATGTTTTTGGCCTTGATATTAAAGGTCCCAGAAACATTTAGGTCTGCATCATTCTTGATGTTAATTGTGGTTTTACCTAATACCTCAACATCCAGGGCATTTTTAACCAATAAAGTTTTGGCACCATCTATGGTTATGTCGTGATTTCCCATGACATACATGCGATTGTTGCGATTGTATATCTCGTAGTTTTCGCCCTTGACTTTGTAACTGACACTGCCTTCACGATCAATTTCAACAAAGGTTCCGGTTTTGTGATAGATGTGTATGCGTTCAGCATTGGGTGTATCATCTAGCTCAATGACATGGCCGCTTTCGGTTTCTTTAACATGATTGTAGGGATACTTGGCATTAAAAGCACTTTCGGGTTCGTTCCAAGTACCTGAGCTGGCGCCATTGGCCGTGGGTATGCTTTCACTGCGATTAGTATCTTTTTCTTTTAACAGAGTGGTTTGTAAACTATCATTGTTGGTAGCCAACTTGTTGGTGTCGGCTCGAGCAGTATAATCACATTTAGGATACACACTGTTAGGATCACCAAACGCATCGGGTTGACCCAGTTTAACATTGTTTAAAGCGCCTGCCCAGTTTATTACATTATCAAAGATGTTTTTATTACTTTTAATACTGACACCAGCTGTATTAGTTCCAGCCGGCAACGTGGCGGTGGAATTTATGGCCCTGGCTCCTGCTTCCCACCAGGACGATGCCTTGGTTCCATTACCATCAGCACCATTAACACCATTTTTTAAATCGCGAGCACCTGTCCAGCCCAGCAGATGAGCTGAGCCTAAATATCCGGCCACCTGATCTGCAGACATCTGAGTGTCTATGATACCTTTGCTTCTTAGTATGCTATAGTTACTGGCCGTAATATCATACATGGCCTTTTCTTGTACGTTGTTTTTATTCTGTTTAAATTCTTCCAGACTGAATACACCATTTTTACCAGTCCAGTTACGACTATCTGCTAGTTCTTCGTTGGTTAATCTACGAACAGGTACGGGATTTTTTAAATAGCCCGTGGTTTGCAGAGCCTCGGCTCCTACCTGGTATTTACCAACAAATCCAGATCCTGCAATCTGAGTGCCATAATTTTGTGTGGTGCCCGTACTGGAACTTTCTCTAAAGGCTATGGCATCCATGTAGGCCTGAATTTCAGCCTGAGTTAACGGAGGCAGAGTTGAACCTATGCTGTTAGAGCTGGTGGCTGCACTATCCACGGGCTGTGGATTTTCAGGTAGTGCAACACCATTGGGGTTCAGTACTATTCTATTGCTAACATCACGTTGCGAATTTGTAGCATTTGACTCGGCTCTGGCCTGAGCCACACAGGCATTGCTGGTGTTGGGAATACCACCAATGGTGCCCATGATTATGGGCTGCTGACAATCAGCACCATCCGCAAAGAATCCTACTACCCAGGTGCCTTCGAGTGGGCCCAGCGGAGTAGTACCTTTGCCACTAATAGCAGCACTAAGTATGGGCTGCATGGGCATGCTCCAGGGTAAAGCATTGGTAGGTAATTCGTTTTTATTGTCGGTATGATAACCTGTTATGCGCACTCGTACTCGACCCAGTTTAAGCGGATCCATGCGATCTTCAACCACACCTACCCACCACCAAAAGCCGTCGCGTGCAAATAAATTGTCTATGCTAGTTGTCATATCGATGTATTCCCATTAAAACTGTCTTTGACTAATTCTAAAACCATGCTGTGTCTTTGTAAATCTACTTTATGTCTTATGGCTGTAACCAAATAATTACCTGTTAGTATTCTATCATAATTAAGTTTGTTTTTGTCAGATGCATCCAGAGGTGTGGCTATGGGGTAGATAAATTTAACCACACTGCCTACCTCCATGTCAGTACGACCCGGAACCGTAATTTCAATTTTAAAGTTGTTTAATTCGTTCAGGGTGCTGGTTCTGCGAGGAACTATGTCCGCGGCCTTATCTGCTACGTTGTTTCTATATCCAGTATATAAACCAAAATGCTGCATGGCAACCTTCTGATGCCCAGCAGCGGTTCTTAATGAACCTATGCCCCCGGTGCTGAATGGTGGCACTGGTGTTGGTTCCATGTGATGATATCCGTTCCAATTGTTTACATGATCATAGTCATAGATTTCATATTTTTTAGTAACCACATCCAGAGTAAACAATCTGTTGGCCAAGTACCCATTCATGCTATTTTTTAATATGTTAATATTTTCTATAATTTTAAAATCACTTACAGTCTTGTACTGTCGATCTATGTTGCTTACATAAAGTGAATCATCGGTATTGGCATGACCCAGAGGAGCATAAACATAGGTCTGTGCAACAGTCTTGGAATCATTATAGGTTTTATAAATTTGTTCAACGTTGGTAAAGTAAAAATTTTTATTGCTTTCAAAAAACAAATAACCTGGATTGTTATAACCAGCTCCTATGGCCTTGCTAGCCAACCAGTTTAAACACTTGAGTGGGCGCCAACCTGGACTGGTAAATTTTACCTGGTTCTGAGTTTCACCTAGTATGACCAAAGTGCTAAATTTACTTTCACCAGTACGGCTAACAGCTACATAGTCTTCGAATATTTTTTTAACTACAGCATCAACCTTGCCTTCGAAGGTTCTATACACAGGACTAAGAGCATCTACTATAATTTCGGGACTGCAAAAATGCATGATATAGCTTTGTTTGGCCGTATCATTGGTAAAGATTTTATCTGTAATACTATAAACCTTAAAGGTTTTGTAGATGGCAGCGCCTTCCATGCTAGGGGTGAAAAATTTAATGCGTACGTATTCATCACCTATGATGCCATGTCGTTGAGTAAGATTGGCATTGTCAATGATTAATAGGTTGCCGGCCAGACCGGTACGAAACATGTCCTCGTAGAGGTTTAATTCACTAACATAAAGTCTAATATCAATTTCAGCACCAGTTGCTGTAATCAATGTAACTTCATGTAGATCTACATCGCCGGCTGCACTAACGCCGGTGCTTAAATCAGTCTGAGACATCATTTAATATTCCTATAAAACTTTCAATAAAACGTGGAACATACTGTGGTTTAATTACTCTAATGGTTCTGCGAGTTTCGTTAATGGCTTCTTCGTACTCGGTATTAGTAACTCTGGTTACAGTTGAACTATAACTAAAATTATCTATCATGGTTTTACCAACCACGGCTACAGTAACTGCTGCACCTGATACTGTAATGCTGGTGTTACTGTTTACGGCTACAACTGTATAGGCTGTGGTAGTTGTTCCAAAACGAACTGCAAAAGCCGTACTTAATACTTCGGTGGTAAATGCCGTTCCAGTTCCTACGACAGCTATGCTGCTGCCTGCACTGGTTGTAGCTACATCTACAGTACCTGTAAATGCCTTGTAATATACAGTATCACCAGAACTATTTTCGTAATGATGTGCGGCATTAACTTTGGCTGCACCATATTTGTCTCGAATATAATTGGTTAAAGAATTCTGAGTCTGAGCCCAGTCAAAGCGGGGATCTATGGTTTCATTGGTAATCAATAAGACCCAGTGTAAATTTGGATCACCATAGAGTTTATGAGCTAGGATTTCTGGAGTATCACCATCGGCTAGCTGATATTCATAATAGGCACTGCTGCCTAAAATGCTGTTGGCATCGGCCTTGACTCTGCGAAAAAAGTCGGTCATGGTAAAACTACTAATGCCATTGTCTAGGCTATAGTTAATCAAAGGAAAATTTTCAAAATACTTGCTCATGTTAGAATCCTTCCTTGTCTATGCGTTCTTTGGTCAGACGTTCTAGTTCCCTAAATTCAAGACTTAAATTGATTTCTGTTGGCATACCATCGCCAAAGGTGTTCCAGGTCTGACCACCATAGTCTACACTCATGCGTTCCAGCACACAGGTGCTGATTCTGTGTAGATTGGTGTTTTCATAGCCCTGATAATAATAGGCTATGTCAAAGGTGCTGGGGTAAACATAAAACAGTTTGCCTGAACTTACTTCAGGATGCATGTGAAATTTAAATTTCTTAATGATGTTTCTAACGGCCTGAGCTTCGCTTTCACTGCGGGGATAAAATTTATAATCAAAACGGAATGTACGATTTTCTACATTGCGGAAAACCTGTTCTCTAAAAGGATTAGGTGCCAGCCCAGATCCAAATTGTAGTGCATCGCTGAGTGCAAAATCTGCTCCCAGTATGTTGGCTATGCCCTGTGGAAGTTTTGCGGCCTGTAAAGCTAAAATTCTGGTCAAATCATTGCGGCGTTCACCCTGTAGCTGATCTGAAAAACTACCCGTGGATAGTGCACCTATGAGTGTGCCTAGATCTTTGCCGTCATAGTCCACACCATACTTGACGCTGGGTTTTTCGTTGATTGCCAGCATAATGGCATCACTGATGCGAAATGAACGATCAGGTGTAAATAGTCCTAGACTTTCGTTGACCAACTGACCTAGTTCAGCACCGACATAGGCACCAAGGCCAAAGGCAACACCAACACCCCCTAGCTGTATGGCCTTGCCACCTACGCTGGTTTTGCCAAAGTTTCTTAGTAATAAATTCGCCAGACTTGCTGCACCAACTGCACCTGCTCCGCCAGTTACCACTTTTACTGCAGTATCAGCTACATCTTTACCTGACAATGATGTTCCAACTGATTTTATAGCTACTCGTTTACTGGCATCGCCCTTGTACTGACTTTTTTCTCGTACATTGATAAAAAATACCATGTAGTGTGGAAGATCTGGTTCGGCTCCGGTTTTTTCGGGATAGCGATGCATGCTAACCGAATAGGTCAATCCTCCCGCTTTACCTGTGTCTGGGCCAAAATATTCGGGCTGAAGCTGGCGCGCAGTCTTCTGAGCAACACCTCCCGGGCTAACAGCTTTTTTTAGAGTATTTCCTGCTGCTTGTCCACTGGTTTTTAAAATCGATGGAATTGGGTCTGTTGGCCTAAAAATAGATGGATTTGGATTGTTGTCGAATAAGCCCATGCTGGTCCTATAAATAAGTAATTAATGTTAATAAGTTATTTATCATGTACAGTAACAATGTTTATAAAGGTCGTTACCGAGTTATCAATTATAACAAGTATACCGGTAACCCCAACAATGTAATCTATCGCAGTTTCTGGGAGTTTAAATTCATGAAATACTGTGATAACAATCCCAATGTGTTAGAATGGGGTAGTGAGGAAATCGTCATACCTTATTTATCACCGGTTGATGGAAAAGTACACAGATACTTTGTGGATTTTTACATGAAGGTTCGAGACAGTGCTGGTCGAATAACCCGGTATCTCATAGAGATTAAACCAGCAAAATTTACTAAACCACCAGAAACACCAAAACGACGAACCCGACAATTTGTTCAGGAAGTATTTGCCTATGGTGTCAACCAGGCCAAGTGGAAAAGTGCCCGAGATTTTTGTGAAAATCGGGGCTGGAAATTTGAAATACTTACCGAAAAAGAACTAGGATTAGATAAATAAACAATGGCTACACCATTCCAAGCACTCAGGGTAGACGATGCCAGCAAGCGCAAGAGCATGCAATGGTATCAGCAACAGATTAAAAATCTGCAGGATCTACAAAATAAAACAGCTCGGGCCATACGCCAGGGTGATCCTAGCATAGTGCCCGGTGGATTGTATCTGTTTAGATATGACCCTAAACACAAGGATACATTGCCCTATTATGATACCATGCCCTTGGTGCTGCCCTTTGCCTGGGCGCCAGGAGGATTTTTAGGTATTAATTTACATTATTTACCCTATGGCATGCGATTTAAGCTCATGAGTGCGTTACTAGAACTGGTCACTGATGTTACTGACCCTAAAAGCCGAGCTCGAGTAAGCTGGCAAATTTTAAACAATGCCAGTAGATATCCTGGTGTTGGAGCCTGTGTCAAACACTATCTGGGAACACAGATTCGCAGTAAATTTTTAAACATACCCAATGATCAATGGGTGGCTGCAAGCATGATGCCGTTAGAACAATTCAAAGGCTCTAGCAAAGAACATGTATTTGCACAAAGTAGGAGCATGGCCTAATGGCTAACGAAATAGACGTAAGCACCAAGACTAAACGCGTAAGTGGTGCAGCTAGTTTTACCCTTAATAACTTTCTAGCCGAAGTTAGACAATCTGGTCTGGCCAGACCCACCCGATTTGAAATTCTCATACAACCACCAACTGCTTTAACTGGGGCTCAGCAGGTTAGTTTATTGGCTGATGCAACATTCTTACCTGGCCGCAGAGTCATAACTGGTCGCCAGCAATTATTTGGGCCACCTGAATATTTTCCTGTGGGTGTAGATTACGGTGGCGATAATCTAAGCATAACATTTCTCGTAGACAGAGAAATGAATACAAAATTATTTTTTGATGGTTGGTTGGATACAATTTCTACTCCAACGCAAAGTCAAAACCCAGCCTGGTTTACTACTAATTATAGATCAAACTACATAGGTAGCATAGTAATCAATCAGCTGGATGAAAGCGATACAGTTGTGTATAGTGTTACGGTCTATGATGCATTTCCCATAGCAGTCAACCCCATGCAGGTAGATAATAATTTAACCAATACTGTGCATAAATTAAATGTAACTTTTAACTACAGATACTGGGATTTAAACACCATAGCACCCAATACCAAAGCCAATAGTTCTATCTGGAATGATATATTTGGTATATTTGGAAAATCATCAACAAATCCAGCTATACCAACTTTGCCAGTACGTGATACCAATACCAATCAGAGTCAATTTGCTCTGACGCCACAGCAACAGGCTCAGAACATATTACAACCAGGTACAAGTAAACCTGGTGGTGAGTACTTTTTAATTAAATAATAGTAGGAGTAAATTATGTCTTTGCCTCGCATTGATGTGCCGTCGTATACCTGTACTTTGCCCAGCTCGGGTCAGCAATTACAGTATAGACCTTTTTTAGTAAAAGAACAAAAACAGTTGCTTATAGCCCTGGGTGGTGATGAACATCAGCAAATGCAGACAGTAAAAAATGTTGTTGCTGTTTGTTTTGCCGATAATGATTTAAATGTTGAACAGTTATCAGCCTATGACATAGAATATTTGTTTATGCAGCTTAGAATTCGCAGCGTCGGTGAAACTGTTGATTTAGTGCTAACCTGTGCAGAGTGTGGTAATAAACAGGATTCGGTTTTAGATTTGCAGACTGTTAAGGTTAATAAACCCAAGAATCACGTACATGATCTGGAGTTAGCACAGGATTTAGTAATAAAACTGCGAGATCCTAACATGCACGAGGTAGCAGCTATTAAACAGGCTACTACTGTAGATGATATTATTGTAATTATAGCTAGTTGTATTACAGGTATTTGGAAAAATGATGAATTATTTGATGTCAGAGATTATAGTCTACAACAATTGGTTGAGTTTGTAGAAAATCTTAGTCCTGCACACTTGGAAAAATTTAATGAATTTTTTAAAACATTGCCTAGCCTTACACATACATTGGATTATACCTGTACAAAATGTGAAGCTAACAATACCGCAGTCCTGGAGGGACTGCAGAGTTTTTTCGTCTGATTCTTTCACACGAGACACTCATGAACTATTATCAGACCAATTTTAGTCTCATGCAGTTTCATCAATATAGTCTAACCGAGTTAGACAATATGTTACCGTGGGAAAGAGAAATTTATGTTATGCTTTTGGTCAATTATTTAAAAGAAGAAAATTTAAAACTTCAACAACAGAAAGCACAAGGAACGTAAAAATGGCAGAACATAAAAAAGGTGTAAGTGATAACGCTTACCAGCATTTACAAGAAGCAGATACCAATGGCGATGGCTATGTAAGTAGTCAGGAGTTGGCCATGTATTTGGAATTCAAACGCAAAGAGCTAGAAGATCAGGAT